TCCTCACTGACCACATGCCCGAGCACCTTCTGGGTAGCTGGTTTCGGCACGGGTCGGTTGTCCACAATCTCAAACGCGTTGGGGTAGCTTGAAACAATAAACTTTGAGTTGTTTTGGCCACAACGTGACGCAAGACTGATAAAGATGTCATCCCATCCATCTTCAAACAGCATGTGGGAGTCAATCTGAAAAAACCAGTCTTCTCCTGCATAGAGCGACATCCCCACGGACCGTGCCCAGCATGCGCCTAAAGAATCTTGTGGAGGTACTTGCACATACCGCGTCAAGCCCCACAAAGTCTGCCCCATGCGAAGCCGCTCTGGAGTTTGATCCACCACACCAAAACGCAGACGGCTAGGCGAGTTTGCCTTCGCCGCCGCGTCTCGGATGGTATGGCCCAACATAGGGTCACAGAATGAAGCGATGCTGATGAAGATTGTGTCCACTAGGCGCGGGGCTGCTTGGATTTCATCATGTGTTTAGTCACATCGGCACGGATCTTTTTATCCCCTTGCCGCTCTTGTGACTGCAGGCGCATCTGCTCTTTCTTGGCCTCAAGCTGCAGGCGTTGCTGCTCAAGCTGCATCTTTTGCTGCGCGATCTGGAAGTCACGTTGACTATCCATCTCTTTGCGTTGAAGTTCTTGAGCCTTCAACTGCAGCTCTTGCTGTTGCATCTGGAGTTGCGGGTTTTGCTGCATCTGCTGCGCTTGTTGCGCTTGGGCTTTCTGAGAGTTGGACTGCAGCAACTGCTGCGCAGCCTGCGCCACCAGACGGCTCAACTGCACTTCCGTGGTCTCATCCAACTCAGCATCCGGCGCAGTAAGTGGCACACCCAACTGTTCTTCAATCTTTTGCCGATAAGAAAACGCCACGTGCTCAGCGACGTGGGACATGATAGCTCCCCCCATCTGCTGCGCCATGGGCGACTGCCCAATCAACTGTGCAATCATTGGATCTTGGAGCAGCGACATGTGGGTGGAGATGTGGGCGTCGTGATCCTGGTAAATAAAAGCCTTGGTCGGTTTGCCCGTGAGGAACGCCATGTTTTCAGATACCGGATCTTTCGGCGTCTGATCATCCTCAATCGGAACCAACTTCTCGGCGTTTTTAATCCCGAGGACTTCAAGCATCTGTCGATGTAGCTGCGGAAGGTCGTAGATCTGCGGAGCGCCTTGGGCAAGCTGAAGAGCCGCTTGGTACTGCATGATCCGCTGCGCCATCGTGGCGGCATTAGGATCACTGACCGGAATAACTTCAGTAACGTCATAGTCGGCCTGTTTTGCAAGCTTGTCTCCACCCTCCGGGGTGTACTCATAATCCGGCGGCATGAAGTCGCGGATGATGGCCTTGAGGAGGCGGAACTCAATCTTCAAACTCTCATGGACACGAGCCTGAACCGCACTCATCGTCTTGAGGGTGCGCTCCAGAATTGCCAGCGTCGTCCCCACCGGAGCCTGGGCAGACATATCACTGATCTTCATGTCAGTGATTGCACCTAAGCGTCGGCCTTCCTCGGTGATTTGATTGAGCAACTGAATCAGGGTCTGGCTCGGCTCCTTGTACGGCAGCGGCATGATGTTGTCGCGGATAGTCCCAGAGGGGATGTCCACATCACGGAACTCACCCGGAGCAATCGGGGTGTCGTCTCCCTTGACCCGCAGACCACGGGCCTTCATACCACCTGGGAGGTTGCTCAGCGTACCCGCATCCACCAACTGACGAATCAGTGACGTACCCGCACGAGCATATCCCCCGATGATATGGATCAAACCCATGCCATAGGCCCCGAACCCAGGGATGTAGGTGTACTGCACAAAATGCTGCCTTTTCAGGCGCTTCTCGTCGTCCTCGGCCCAGTTCCGGCGAATAGACAGCACCGTGGAAGTTCCACGTTCAATTGTGATGACGTAGGGCAGCGCGATGCCGTCCTCATCCTCGTACCCCGGCATATCCCAGTCCACGTGGATCTCAAGGATCTGAAACCGGTCATCATCAGTTAGGGAATACCCTTGCTCTTCAGCTTTTTTCTTCTCGATATCCGAGAAAATACTGACGGGATCCCCTAGGTCAGCTTCCTTGTAGAACCCGCTGACCTGCAACTTCTTGATGTCGTTCTTGGTCTTGCGCATGACGTGGGTCACACGCTCTGCGTTGTACACGTTAGACGCACCATAGGGAATGATCACGTCTTCCGCAGGAATGAACGGTGCCGTCTGCCGCCCGATGGCGGGGTCGTAGTAGACCTTTTTAAACGCTGCACCTGCAAGGCCCAAGTTATACAGCAGGCGCTCATGCTCTGGACGGTACTCGATCATCTCCTCCGTCAGACGGAAGTTCATGTCGTCACGCACCCGCTCTGCAGCCTCAGTGTTTTCGGGAGTTTCCTCGCCAACAATCTGGGTCTTCACCGGGCCTTGGGCCGGGAAGGTCTCCGTGATCATCTCTGATTGGAACCGTATCGCCGCCTCATTGAGCAGGGATGAGTACACGCCACAGGCACCAGACCACGGTTCAGTGCGCTCCTCATACTTTAGACCCAGGACTTCCAGGCCTTTGACATAGGATTCCGTCCAGTCTTTGCGGCTGTTGATGTCTGCATCAACCAATCCCACAAGCTCAGAAGCAAGCGACTGCAGCTCGCTCTCGTCCATGTACTCAGCCAAGTTGGCATCAAAATCATCTGCCGTCTCAGCCTCGGGTTCTAGTTCAATTTCCACGCCACCGGACCGGATATTGACAGACTCCGGGTCCTCAATCTCAATCTCCAATGCTGGCTCATCGCTAAGCATTTCAGGATCAAAGGGGGTCATACCCCGGTCCATGTTCGTTGCCATAACTTATCCCTTAGTAATAAGCAGCACGTCTGCTGCTTTTGAAGTAGCGAATGTCATCCTTCTCATCGGTCGGCAAGCGGATAAATCCGCCCTGGCGAAACCGCATGAGCGCCATCACCGTGGAGTCCACCAAGTCATCGTTACTCATAAACGGGAACCCAGCTATTTCCTCAACAACTTCCTCAGCCCACCGCGTTTGCGGCACCCAGCACAGTCCAGACTGCACGATGTCAGCTACGGAGTTTAGCCTTGCTAGCTTGTCACCGCTACCTCTATGTGGTGTGTATTCCTGCACCGGCAGGCCCATGCGGCGCATTTCTTGATACAGCGCGGTGCCGCTGGACTTCTTTTCCACGATAAACGCATCGGGTTCCCACTCTTTATATTCCTCAAGAGCAAGCTTCTTTAACTCGGGAAACTCCATACGTTTTTTAATGGAGTTGAGCAACAAGATGCAATAGCACCCCTCATCGTCGTTATGCCAGACCCCCCAGGTGGTCAGTGCGGTGAAGTCCGCTCGGTTATGACTTTCTGCCGCAGCGTCCAGGCTCATGATGATGTATTCGCACGCAGGAGGGGTTTCTTTTTCCCAAATCTTCCACCACTCACGCTTGACCACCGATGCTTCCTCGGCGGTGGGGTTTTGCTGGTACTGCGCATTCCACTGAAACACCGGCATGGAGGCTTTGGTCCGATAGAGCGCTTTGAGATCAAAGAACTCAGGCCACAGTGGTTTTTCTATAGTTTCGTGTGTTTGCTTGTCTTGGACTTCCAATATGGCAGGGAACTCCACCACCTCGTACTGATCTGCGGTGTCGTTATTGGTCATGTCTTTAGTAACGCGCCCCGTTAAGTCATCCAGATGCCAGCGGGTTTGCACGATTGCCACCCGCCCTCCAGGCATCAGACGAGTCCGCGCACCGTAGGTGAACCACTCATAAGCCTTCTCAAACACATCAAAGTTACCGTTGATGATGTCTTGCTCGTTGTGGGGGTCGTCCACCAGCAACAAATCCGCACCGCGACCGGCCAAGGCGGAGCCCACACCACAGGCAAAATACTCACCCCCGATGCTGGTGTTCCAACGTCCTGCAGACTTGCTATCAGCAGCCAGGGACACTGTAGGAAAAATCTGACGGTATTCAGGCGCGTCGATGATGTTGCGCACCTTGCGCCCAAAATCCACCGCCAGATCCGTGGTGTGGCTGACCATCAGCACCTTCTTATTAGGGTACTTGCCAATAAACCACGCCGGAAAATAGATTGATACAAGCTGGCTTTTGCCGTGACGCGGCGGCATGTTCACGCACACCCGGTCTTTCTTACCGTCGGCAATGTCCATGAGCAAGTTTGCCAAGATTCTGTGGTGCTTGCCCACCTTGTAGTCGGGCTGCATGTGCTTGCAAAACTCAATTAAGTCGCTATGGCACGCTGCGGCACGCTGGCGATCCTCCAAAACGGAGGCAATCTTCATGATTTCCGCTTGTTCATCGACCGTAAAATGGTCAATGTTGTCCAGCAACTGCTGGATTTCTGCTGGAGTGAAGTCTAAAAGCGCAGATTCAGCTACCTGCACCGGAATCTCCAGAGATTTCACTCTCGGGGACAAAAACTTCCCCCGATTTCAGCGGTTTGAGACCCAATTCGGCGTCCACGTCGATGATTTCCCCATCCAACTGCACCGGACGGGTCAGTTTGGAGAGCTTTTCACGCAGTTTTGCACGCAATTCGTCTGTACTTTGGTGGGTTACCGTGACTTCGGAGCGTTCTGTGAACAATCCCACGTCGGAATGCTTACCCAAAAGCTCCAATGCACGGATTCTGATGCGCGGGTCAGGGTTTTGAGACTCTTCTAGCAGCCGGTTTGTCACCAAATGGCGCATCTCCAAGGCGTGTGTGACCACAGCTTTGCCGTATTCGTCTAAATAAGAGCGGATATTTTGCAGCGTAGCGGGGGTCAGCGCAGAGGCTCGCACCGAATTAACAGCCTTACTTGCTGCCTGTGGATCTGCAGCGTATGCAGCTAGTAGAGAAGCCGCAGCTTCACGGTCTTGTGCAGTTTCTTCGACTTGCAGCCCGTTATCTTCAAGTAGTTTGATGGATTCGCACGCGGCACGCGCACGCTCACGCAGATCGACATATGTAATGTCGGGTGGAAGCTCAACACCAAACTCAGGCGCTATCTCAATTGTCATACGCAAGTCAAGCTAGTTGACCGAATTGCACGGAATGTAGCACGAAATTTTTTTCTTGCAAAGTAGTTTGGGTCCCTTTGACGGGGGGTGTTTCTATATTGAGGGGGTACTAGGGTTTACCCTAGATAAATGCAGGGGGTGGGGGCCAATTTCGTTTAGGGGTTGTAGTTTGAGCGTAATAGTAGGCCTTGCGGCCTGCGGAGTCCCAAGCCAAAAATGCCCCCTCCCCCGTAGGGTGGGTCTGGCTCCCAGGCGATTCGGCGCGTCAACCCCCTGGGCTGTTAGGGATTCCCTAACATCGCGTGACATTCTTTGCGTTTCCCTTGCATATCTTATTAGTACGTGCATAATGGGAACCACTGCAGCACATGTCGTGTTGCGGTACTAACCGATCTTGAAAGGATCATCATGAAAGCATTGTCTCAAGCATCCGTTTCTGCAGTCCGTAGCTATGTGGGCCAAAAGGTCAAGGCCGATAAGGTCAAGGTCTCGATGGTAGACACGTTGGAAAGTGAGGGTGTGACGGCCGCAATGTGCGAGGCCCCTGCAAAGGGTGAACCCAGGGAATTCTATGATTCCCTCAAGGCTGCAGTGGTTTCGGGTTTCACGGCCACTGTGCAAGGGTTGTTGGAAAAGCCTACCAAGGGCCTGACAGATCAACAGAAAACTGACAAGCGGTATTGGCAGCAGCAGATCGGGTCCGTGATCAAGGACATTCGAAAAGCACTGACCACACGCGAAACACGCGATGGTGCGAATGAAACGAGCACATGGGAAGATCGCACCAGGAAAGCACTGTCGGGCAT